AGGGCTACTACATAGTTTGTTATTTGTGGTGTATAATTACAAACTTCTTGTGATTCCCTTAATAATACAGGGACATATTTATTAAAGATGTCTTTACCATGAAGACTAAATTCTCTGATCATGATATCTATTGTGCTTAAAGTACCAGACATATAAGTTTCACCTTTGTGTGAGAAATTAATCATTTCAAAAATAACATCTATATTAAGAGGGGCAATATACCTATGTAAGACATTATCAAATCTCCAAGTCCGCTTAAGTAAATTAGTGTCGTGAAGAAATCTACCACAAACTTCTGAAGAAATTTTGCATTCATTTGTATATATAGCTCCGAAAGATGCCATTAAATCTGGTAGTGTCATTTCATTAAAAATTTTAATAGCATAATCACTTGCGTTACCATGACTATCATCACCATATACCAAAAGAGATATATTTTTCTCAAAAGTTAACAAAGAGTTAACATCATAGGAATGTAACTTAACCCAACAAGCATAATGTAGAAATTTATTGTAAATACAATTCAAAATGGTTGTTAGTGTATTACCGCTGGGTAAAGATCCCACCCATTCAAAGACTACATCTTCGACTATATGTCTTGAGTGAGTTACTTCATACCATAACACTTTACGAATTCTTGCATTTTCTTCTCCATCATTATACCATTGATTAATAAAATCACAGATTTTGATCATAACACTTCTGTACTGTCTTTTATCAAAACCACTAAAATCACCAGCAAAACAATTCGCCCCATTAGAGTGACTGCTTTGTTTTTTCCCAATAAAATCCCATTCAGTGCCATATGGATTAACGCCCACAAGCATACCATTAGTTATCCGATTACTCATACACCAGATAACAAAGGCATAAAAATATTGTCTAAAACAAATCCCTAGACACAAAGGCATTGAACTAAAATTTCTAGTTTTGCCGATATTAACCTTTTCAACGGGTTTTGTTTCGTCTTTAAGGTGATCTGCGTACAAATGCTCCAATCTAATATTTTCCCTGGCAGCAGAAATTATTTCATCAACTTTTATTTTGAGTTTTTTTGCTAGTTCAGAAGTGTAATTATACTTTTCCTCGTTTCCAAAAAAATCTTGTTTTCCTGGTAATTTGGTCTCTAAAATCCAAGGGAATCCTGGACTAGTATTTCGCTTAATTGGATCGAAGAAGTTTATATCAGGTGATCCTTCGATGGCCTTGTGATAGTCATATACTTCTCTTTCCACTCTAAAATCTGAGTGAGCTTCCATATCTCTAAAAACTTGATACATCACCAGTTCTATCAAATCCTCATGAATAAAAAAATCAGGGGGCGAAAATCCTCTTTGGGAAACTTCCCTAGGTGATATTAGTACTCCTTCATGTGTAAAGTCCCTTAGATGGCAAGGTATCAATGTGGGTTCACCAAATAATCCACATAATACACTAGGCCGTAAACTAGTATTATTGGGACAACCACTCTTAATTGGGGATACATATTCAACATATTTACCATATTTAACCACATTTTCTTTAAAGAGCAAATCACTTGGAAAGCACTGTGTAACACTAGTACATAAAGCAACCAATTCTTTAACATGTTCTTGGCAAACCCATGTTCCAAAACCTCTGGTTCCAGCTAAACCAGAATTGTGTATACCAGCTATCTTCCCTGAAAGATTAACTGAGGATGAGAGAATTTGTATTATAGATCCACAATCACCATCCGCTGTGGGTAGCGGATAGACAAATCCATTAGGAATTCTTTTACCAGGTATGCTAATATAATCAACTGTTCTCACTTCACAATATCCTTCTTGTCCATTCATACCACCAACATTACACATTCTCATGTAGTGGTGTGAACCCTTAAGACCTTCTAGAGCTCTAAGAGTTATAAATGCGTCCTCTATATTTCTATGTATATTGAATCTTGGTGGTAAATCAATAACACAAAAATCTCTATTTCGAGATTCTTCTGTTGATTTAACATTGTCTAAAATTTCATGCATCATAAAGCTCATTTTTTTCCGCTTATTATTTTTCCTATCATCTAGTTCCAAAATAATTCGAGAATCACGACAACTATACCCAGTTTTAATATCTTCTTCCCAAGTGAGAATTAAGTGATAATTAACTAAAATTTTATGACCACCAATACCGATGGCAAACATTTTATGTTGATTCGTTATAATACCATCTATCTCTCTAACTTCACACACAGAATAATATTGTTTAGCTATAATTGAGTTAATTCTGTCTATTCCGCTGGCATCCAATTTCGATCCCATTTGTTCAGTAGCTATAACAGATTCCTTGTGAACTACGGATTTATCACGACCACTTTTGAAACGCCATAATTTGCCATTATAATCCTTTCCTTCTAACTCACCAATTTCTTCATTTTTAAAAGGGAAAAAATATAGGACTATAGAATAAACAATATGAACTACTATGTTGATAACAGCAAAAATCCCAGTCCAACTAATGAAACAAAAGACAAAACTGAACATAAATCCTATTTCTCTCCCACATTTAAAATCTATAAAATTTTGGATTTTCCCCATTTTAAGTATAATTGCTACTAGAATAGAGCTCATACTAGGATTTGCTATACATGTCAATGGTAAATTATTCCTATTGAGTTCAATAAACTCTGAGAATTGCCTTAACATTTCTTCATAAGATAAATTTTCATCAAACATGCTATAAAAACCTTCTATCCTGCCACAAGTCCATAACCTATCCAAACGAGAATAATCTTCAATAACTGTACCTCTACATGCGTGTTCAAAGGCAACATAATTTGTAACTTGTTGAGCACTCAATACAGAATCACGATGCATATCTCTTGATTGATCCACCAACTCAATAAATTCTCTGGCAATATTAAAAGAGACAACATCTATCTCAACATCGAAGTACTGAGCCCTAACATTAGGGGCAATAGCTCCTATTTCACCTATCCGTATTTGATAAGTCGCTTCCATGCTGTCCATATTTATATCAATATCATTATCTTTTATCTTATAATTTTCTATAAAGGCATCAAGATCGGCTAAAGGATCTAAATTCAAATTTCCACGTTCTTCACGAATTTTAATATATCTATCACTAATCTCTTTTATCTCCTTTAATTTTTGAGCAAAACGCAAATTTGAAAGATCATATCGAGCTAGTAATTCATTAACAAGAGTTGGAAAGTCAATAGCACTTCCACAAATATTTCCATTAGATGGGTCATAGGGAGTAAATAATAAACAATTAGGATTAACTGAACTCAATCCTAATGGACCAAGGGGTAATTTTTTAAAATCAATTTTCTTGTTCATCATATTAATTTCTTCTGTACCTTCATATTCAGGTTTTGGACCAACGTACCAGCATTTAAAAAATCGTCTCTGTAAAGCTTCTTGACATATAAGGGATGGAGAATCAACTCTCTCCTTATTGGATGACGTCAGAATAAAAGGAGAATTAAAATTAACATTTCCTTTGTCCTCAACTCCAGCCATATGCAAAGGATAAGCTAACTCACCAATCATAGATATTATTTTCATGGCTGTACAATCTGGATCACCAGGTTGCGAAATTAATTGATCTATATCATCTATTATAACAACGTCCTTATCCATAGAATATCCATCCATATAACTTTGGGATTCATTAAGATTATAAACTTTACTAAAGGGATTTTCTAATACATGATCTTTTTCTTCGTTTTTAGCAATAGCTGTAACTAATGCAACTGCTAAATATTGTAGACAATTAGATTTCAATGTACCCGATCCACCTGAAAGTCGTATTAATGTGGGTTCAGGTTTATTATCTGCCAAACTCAATTTCTTTTTAAACAAAGAAATTAGAGAATTTAATATTGATGTATATTCGGATAACAATTTAAATTCTCCACCTAGTTTGGGCATATTAACCAAAATATCATTTGCTTCTTTCTTAAGTGTCAAAACTCGGGTGTAATTAGATCTAGTTATTAATAATTTATTATTAACTAGCTCATTATTAATTAAATCAACTTTTTTAGCAAACTCCTTTATAGAGTTCGTAGTCATACCAGCGTACTTAATATAATCTGGAAGATAATGATCTATCTCAAAATAATTGAAACATTCTTTGACAATTTTAAGTATGTATATCAATATACTATCAAATCCATTAGCATACTTATTAAAATCGCCAACAGTTTTAAGAATTTTCCCGATATTCTTAGATAGATCTTTAACGTCAGCAAAACAAACTGTTGCTAAAATGGTGACCAGAGTTGTTGAAACTTCATTTATTCCAAAAGATTGATACATAGGTCTGGTAAATAAATCTTTAGTTTTAGTAAATAAATCTAGAACTAGATTCTTTGCACATTCAATTTTTGAAACATAATATAGACCGATAAATAACATTAAAAGGAATGAAAAGGTTCCACGATTTTTATAAAAATTAAAAACGGCGGCGGTTAAAACTAGAGGGCATATAGTTTCAATAGTAGCGCCTGATATTTTATTCAATAAACTATCAAATTTACTTTCTAAATTATCAACAACTTTATTCCTAGTTTCTTCAGAAACGAAATCACCAGCATTTTTAAAAAATTCATCTGCTGTGTTTAATGTTGCGGAAAATTCTGGTAATTTACTTCTTGCTTCCTTTAAAAATTCCTTTGCCAACTCGGCTAACTCACTGGTCCCAAAAATATCAGGAAATATATTCATTTGTGGATAAGCTTGATCTAATTGTAAAACATCAAACTCTCCAACTTCTTCTAAATAATTAACTGAACTCTCAGGAACAATTTGGTAAATAGTAAAATCCATGTCAACATTAGTTAATGAAATCATGCTGACGGAAAGTACTATCGATTTGTGTTTATTCTTACGCTTATTTGTGAAATTATCTATGATAATAGTAGAATTTAGTGGTTGTTTAGGAAAGAGAGTTCTAACTGATTTTTTCTTTTCGAAATGAATTGTGGAAACAAAAGTCATAGTTCCTCGTTTAATATCATGCATACATTTTTTACCGCTTTGGGATTTAACGTTAAAAAGATTTGTCTGCATAGTTGTATCTTTAATAATGTCAAAGTGACTTGCAAAGAATTGATCACGCGATTTAATTTCAGTTGTAGCCATATTGATTTATTTTTAAAATTTTTTTGGATGATCTCTTACGATCCCAGGTAGTTTATTTTTACATTATAAAATTAGTATCCACACTTAAATAGCATATATAAACGGCTACTTGTATAAGCACTACTATTTATTACTATATCCAAACTTACAGATTTTTATCCCAAGTTGTTACTTCTAGTACACCGTTTGGCTCTTAACCATAATGTCCCCATTATACGTCACCTAGAATTGGCAAACAAGTCCTCTGATACCTTAAGGTCTTGGAGTAATAAATTTCATAACTTACCTTTCACGGGATATAAATGAAATTCAAAACTATGGTAATTAAATTCCTAAATAAACAAACAGCGTTTTTTACTAAAAACCTAACGTATCTAATTGTTTTTTTGCTTTTATTTTTATATTTTTTTTGTGATTGCTTTTAT